AGATGAGTATTGACGCAGCCTCTGAGGAAGAGTGGGACGCTGTAGCCAAACCTGAGCATTACAACAAGGGGGACATAGAGGCTATTGACGCAATCAAAGCGTCCATGTCACCAGAAGAGTTCAGAGGGTATCTCAAGGGCAACTCACTGAAGTACTTATGGCGCTACCACTACAAGAAGAAACCAGTAGAGGACCTTCGGAAGTGTCGCTGGTACGTAGACAGGCTGATACAGGAGTTAATACAGTGAAAGTCATTGAGGGGCACTTCGGAGGCAAAGATGAAAAAGTACCAGTACCAGCAGTATTTGCAGCTGTTACTTCAGTGGAGGATCTAGAGAAGTACGAAGACGCCTTCTGTATCGTCAAGTCAGAGGACTATGTAGTCATCTCTACGAACATAGACACGCAGGATCTTTACTTTTTACTGGACCAGATTAAGTTAGCATTGATTACAAGAGGAGACTACGAAATATAATGGACGCATATCAACAGTACATACACAAGTCCAGATACGCAAGGTATCTACCGGAGGAGCAGCGCAGGGAAACATGGGCTGAAACAGTTGACCGCTACCTGAACTTCTGGGTTAAGCAGGAGAAGTTGACAGAGAAGGAAGCTAAAGAGTTACACAGTGAGATACACAGTCTGGACGTGATGCCCAGCATGAGAGCCTTGATGACTGCTGGTGAGGCACTGGAGCGTGACAACGTAGCTGGCTTCAACTGCTCCTACTTGCCCATTGACCATCCGAAAGCTTTTGACGAGATGATGTACGTGCTTATGTGCGGAACTGGTGTGGGCTTCAGTGTCGAACGTCAGTACATCACAAAGCTACCAGAAGTCGCAGAGGAGTTCCATGCTACAGATACCGTTATACACGTCGCTGACAGCAAGATTGGGTGGGCAAAAGCATATCGAGAACTTATCGCAATGCTCTTTACTGGTCAAGTTCCAAAGTGGGACGTATCTGGAGTTAGACCTGCAGGTTCACCCCTCAGGACTTTCGGAGGTAGAGCGTCTGGTCCAGAACCTCTTGAAGACCTGTTTAACTTCACGGTTGAAGTCTTTCGCACCGCTGCTGGACGAAAGCTTACTTCCATCGAATGTCATGATCTCTGCTGCAAGATTGCACAAATCGTCGTCGTCGGGGGAGTCAGGAGAAGTGCTCTCATCAGTCTCAGTAACCTCACTGACGACAGGATACGACGAGCCAAGTCAGGACAGTGGTGGGTAGACAATCCTCAGCGTGGCTTAGCTAACAACTCTGCTTGTTACACAGAGAAGCCAGATTTTGAAGCATTTTTGAACGAGTGGAAGAGTTTGTATGAGTCGAGGTCAGGCGAAAGGGGTGTTTTCAGTCGCGTCGCAAGTCAACGACAAGCTGAGAAAAACGGCAGAAGAGATGCTACCTTTGACTTTGGAACTAATCCATGTTCAGAGATTATCCTCCGGCCCTACCAATTCTGCAACCTGTCAGAAGTTGTTATCAGGGCAGAAGATAGTCTCGACAGTCTCCGAAGGAAAGTACGAATTGCGACTATCCTTGGAACTCTACAAGCAACCCTAACCAACTTCAGGTATCTGCGTAAGATCTGGAGTGACAACACAAGAGAAGAGGCATTACTTGGAGTGTCCTTGACTGGTATCATGGATCATCCAGTGATGTCTGGGAGAAAAGACCGCAATGAACTTAAGTACTGGCTGGAAGAGCTTAAGAAAGAAGCTATTAAGACTAACCGCAAATGGGCTGAGAATCTTGGCATCAATATTAGCACTGCCATTACTGCTGTTAAGCCTTCCGGTACTGTTTCTCAGCTGGTGGATAGCGCATCTGGCATACATCCTAGATACGCAGAGCAATACATTAGACGTGTAAGGGCTGATGCCAGAGACCCGCTGTGTGCAGTCCTGGAAGCCGCTGGTGTGCCTGTGGAGGCCGACGTAACGTCCCCGACTACTAAGGTATTCTCGTTTCCAATCAAGTCTCCTAAGAACGCTGTAGTCGCTACGGACATGGGTGCCATGGAGCAGCTGGAGTTATGGGAGATGTACCAGGACTACTGGTGTGAACACAAGCCGTCCATGACCTGCTACTACAGAGACAACGAGTTCCTGGAAGTGGGACAGTGGTTGTACAATAAGTTCGACAAGGTGAGTGGCATTAGCTTTCTACCTTACTCAGAACACACGTACCAGCAGGCACCTTATGAACCAGTGGATCTGGAGACTTACAATAAACTAGCTAAGGAGTTTCCGAAGCAGATCGACTGGGACATTGTGGAAGCGTCGGACATGACAGAAGGTGCACAGCAGCTGGCCTGTGTGTCCGGGGTCTGTGAGATTTAGTCCAGTAAACCTAAGTTCTCAAACAAACGCTCCCCTGTTGTCACTCGTAGCACTCTGTCTATGTTTGCAACACCGGGAGCGTAAGTTTGGAACGCACGTAGAGTAGGATCTAAAGCGTCTTCTTCTCCTGTTACACCAAGGATAAGAGATTCTGTAGGCCCTCCCAGCATACTCTCAGCGAAAGAAAGCGGAGCAGGTTTAAACGATATTGGACTACCCCCGTACTCTTCTGCTCTAATGTTTACAATACCACTTGTTAAGTTAGAAGCAATTTGATTCATCATAGCAGAACTAATACCTTCAGGCGTCATCAAATCTTCTAAGTACTTATCATTGGACAAGTCAAGAGTTTTTCTGAAATCGTCCCACATACCAGCAGCAACACCGAAGAGACCTGCGTACTTAGCAGCGTTCAGCATAGCTTTCCTAGCAGCTTCTGCTCCTTCCTTGCTGTTCAGTCCTTTGTCTACAGCTTTCATCATGTTAATACCTACGTCAAGCCTTACGCTATTAAGCTGCTTGTTCATGTAGGACAACATGCTGTACGCCATGCGGCCATTAGGATTGTCATGGAAAGCTTTAGGCAACGTGCTGGCACTCACTGGTTGCCACTTGTTCATAGAAGCACCAGCAAAGTTTACTACCCAGGGACTACTTAAGTTCTTGTCCTTGAGTGCTTTTACTGTAGCCCTAAACTCATTTTCAGTAAGCCCACGCATACCGTCGTGTTCTCTAAGTTTAGCGAGAGACTTTTCAGTGCCTTTAGTAGCGAGGTCAATGCCTCGTTGGATAGCAGAGTTACTTAGAATCTCCTGACCCATTCTGTTGACAGTCTGTACACCGGAGTACTTATAGAGAGCTTGGTTGACTTTATCTACATTTTGGACAAAGCCTTCACTTAGCTTCGTGTATACAGAAGAATCAACAGCGTCATTCATAGCTCTCTTGCCTGTGTTAGCAAGCTCACCCATGAACTCTTTGTCTAACCCTAGCTGTCTATTGGACATCCAACCTTTATTTTTGACGCCGAACTGTTGATTAAAAGTAGCAAGGATAGCTTTAGGTAACGTCTTAGCCCACGCAATTATTCCATTTTGATAGATAGGAGCAGTAACACCTTCAGCCATGTTAAGCACAGCGTTCAGTGGGTTACCCAAGAGAGCAGCAGAAGTCACTCGCCTAACCACAGCACCTACTGTATTGCCGCCTTGTTTAGCAGCAATCAGCTGTGAACGTAAGCCATTAGCTAAGTTGGCTGCTACGTCAGAACTTGCTCCCTGCTTCTTAGCTTCTTTTTCAATAGCGTTGATAACAAGACTTAGACGACTTTCTCCCCCTTTAGGTTTTCCTAAAGTATTAGTGTCGATCTTAAAGCGAGCAGCTAATGCTCTAGCAGCTGAAATATCTTCAGCAAAATCTTTTAGAGCAACAATAGGGTTGTCATAATCTTCTGTTCTTAGCTTATTGCCTTTAGCTCCCGGTAAAGTTTTTGCTGGGAAGTAATCCATGTCACCGAACTTAACAAAGTCCATGTCCTGAAGAAGTTTAGTTTGTTCTTCTAACTGACGAACCATAAGTTTTTCTTCAGGTGTTCTGGCAATCTTATTGAAGTCCTCCCAAGATACGCGCCTACCTTCTTGGATCGATTCGTTCATACGTACAGCCATGTTTTTAAGCATGCTGTTCTCGTCAAACTTTTTAGCAGCATCCAAAAACACAGTATCAAAGATTTCATCAATTTCTCGCTGGTCATGACGTATCATTATCTCTGAATCTTCAGCAAGTCTGGCTGCTCTTTCGCCTACGTTCTTAGCTATCCATTCTCTAGTACTTAAGTAAACAGAATCCTTTAAGCCAGACTCACCCGTAGCTGGTTTAAAAGCAGTGCCTTCTTCTAGAACATCTACTACTTGACGTTCGCTAAGACTGGTGTCTCTTCCTCTTCTTGTAAAAACAGGCTCATCTGCTTTACCTACGCTGACAAAACCCTGTTCACCACCAATAAAACTTCCTTTACCTTTGTACGTCTGAGCGTCAAGCTTACGTGTGGCTTCTTGTACTTCGTCAATATTTTTAGTTAAGTAGGCACCAGCGAGTCCACCTAAAGCAGCGCCTCCAGCAGCACCTACACCAGCTGACGTAAGTCTACCTTCGTCTTCACCGCTGAGGAATCCATAGACTGCTCCTTCCGCAGCACCCAGTGCGCCTACTTTCATAGCCCTGTCTAGCTTAGTACCAGCCTGTGCAATCTTAGCAATACCCATTCCTGGGATAAACAAACCAGCACCAAAGCCAGCAGTGTTGACTATCGTAGCAGCATTAGGATTGTCTCTTTCAAAAGCACGTAACTCTGCACGAGACTTGTCAATAGCCTGACTCCAGTTTGCAGCTTCTCCTGTCAACAGGCGAGCCGTTGCGTCAAACTCATCACCGACACCCAGAGCAGATTCTAAGAAGCCAGTAGCAGCAGAACGAAAGGCGTTGTAGTCGTCTCCTTCTTGTTCTTGTTCTCGCAAAGAAGCAGTAAGCCAACTACCTGTAGTTTGTTGTTCTTTTTGAAGAGATTCAGTCAACCAACTCATTTAGGTTTCCTTTGAGTTACTTCTTTATCGGTTAAGAATACTACTGAACATAGAGTCAACATTCGTACCGGACCCTGACTTAAGGGCCTGCATACGTTCTTCTCTAGTTCCTAGTTTTTGCACACGTTGCTCTCTAGAACCTAATGGTTTCATACGTGCTACAAAACCTCGACCAAGTTTATCCATGCGTTCTTTCCTAGTACCTAAGGCTTGCATACGTTTTTCTCTTTCAGATAGCTTAGGAGGAAAGTAAAATGCAATGTCTTCTTCTGTAGCTCCTTCTTTTTTTAAAAGCTCTTTAACTTTTTCTTCACCATAAAGAGCAGTATCTCTTTGCACATCCTGGAGAGTGAGCTTTCTTCCGTTTATTTCACGATAAGGACTGTCATCAACTTCTTCAGGCAATGGCTCTTGTATAGCTGTATCGCCAGCAAGCTGGTCTCTATAGTAAGCAACCTTTTGAAGTGCTGTCTGTCTTTTAGCTTCAAGCAATAGTTGTCTTTGTTGTTCTACTTCTTCTTTACTTGGTATCCCTTTTTTATTAGTTGTTAAAGCCTTTGCGTTTAGTACAGCAGTCCTTTCTTGTTCTAGTGTTAAAATACTTGCTTGTTCTAGTTCTAAGGTTGCATTTCTTAAACCAGTTTCAAGTGTTCTCTTAAGCTGTCTTCTGTCAGTAAAAGCAGCAGCAGCTTCAGTACCTTGCGCTCGTTCTAATGCTTGCCTAAGCTGTGTTTCTGCCCTGGACGCACGTATTCTTGATCCTGTTGTAGTCCATTGTTTTCCGTCATAACCTTTACTAAACTCAGTATACTGCGCCAAAATAGGTTCTAAAGGCTTACGTAATTCTTCAGGCAGTGCTTCTACTTGTTCTTTATAAAAGTCTACGTTAGGTTCTACAGTCCTGTCAATGTTCTTCTCTTCATAAGTAACACGAGCTTCTTTATTTCTTAAAGCAACAGCAGCGTACTCTTGTGCTTCGTCTGAAAAAGAACCAGCATTTTGAATAATAGCATCTAAAGAGTCCATGTCTCCTTCAGCAATAGCTGAATCAATAGAACTCATATTGTCATTGAGCCACTGTTCTGCTTGCATGTCCTCTTGTGCTTTTTGAAAGTTCCAGATACCCATCTTACGTTGTTGATATTGACGTGCTGTTTCTGGATCTGTACGCAGCTTATCAAACTCCGCTTGCAAAACTGCTCTTTGTGGGTCTCCAGCAACCATAGTTTGTAACTGCTGTTCTATTTCAATCATCTTCTTAGCGTTGTTGCCAGTAGCAATCTGCTTAGCTTCAGGACGAAGCCCTTGAAGATTACCCATAAGTTGACTAATAGCTCGTTTTTCTTCTATAGTTTTAGCTGCAGCCATTTGTTCAAGAAGGCTTTGAAGCTGTGCGTCTAAGTCAGTTATGTTACCTTCTTGAGCAGCAGTAACCCCTTGTTGACTTGCTTGCGTCAGTTGGTCAAAACGCTTTAGTTCTTCTTCTCTTTGCCGACGTTCTTTGAATTGTCCAGGAGCGCCACCAAGCGTCTGTCCCAAGCCAAACAAACTTTCGGCCATTTGAGGACGACCCAGGTTTGCCAGGAACTGTTGTGAAAATGTAGCCATTCTGTGTTCTCCTATTAGCTGAACAAGCCGCCCAGTGCTGAAGAAGCTAAGTTAGTTCCGAAGCCTCCAGCCAAGTTAGCTTGTGCTAAACCAGACTGTAGCAGAGCTTCCAAACCAGTAGCATAAGTTTCTCCATAAGCTTTAGCTTGTTCAGACATTGCCTGACGCTGACGTTCTGCAGCAGTCATACCGGGCTGCAATGCGCCCAACAGTTGAGCTTGTGGTACGTACCCAGCAGCTAACATACCTGAACCTAAACCAGCCAGACGTTGCTGCTCTTGACCTGCAAACTGCATAGCGTTTAACATAGCTGAGTTCCGGGCTTCTTCCTGGGCTTTAGCCAGTGTCAGAGCCTCTGGTGTTCCACCAAACATACCAGTGCGCGTCCCTAGACGTCCTTGTGCTTGCAGGCGTTGTTCTAATGCAAGCCTCTGTCTTTCCTCTTCGGGAGACATGGCTGTACGCATACGCTGGTACACTTCTTGCTCACGCTGAGCTACGGGCATCGCAGCTTGTCCAAAGAACTCCTGGGCACGAGCTAGTTGCTGTTGTTGCAGCAGCTGCTCTTCTGGAGAAGTCTGAAGTTCATAGACCATCTGACCTGTTTCTGGGTCTCTACGCATACCGAACTGACCACCAGTAGCAGACGTTACGGTGTACGGCTGAAACTCCAGCATACCCTGAAGCTCTTGTGCCAGCCCAGGAA